CAGTAGCGCACGGTCGAAAAGCTGTGTACTTACGCTTAACTTTGTGGCGTTGCTGGCGTATTGTAGGCGGTTTGCAGAAAAGAAAATAGCATTGCCGCAGGCTCTTTCTCTCTCTGTAAAGCTCATATTTGTCATAACAAGCGATAGCTGTATTGCAAACGGTTCTATTTTCCCCTCGTAGTAAGCGTTCCACGTATTTTCATCAAATTTATTTTGCAGAATATCCATATTTGTACCAAAATGCGTACATACATTTTCCTGTATGTGCTGCATCTGCAATGCGTTTGGTGTATATGGTTTGCTTTCTACCTGTTTCAGCTCACTAAACTTGTTATCATAAATAATCATGCCGCTATCGTTGTCGGCGCTTAAGTTATCCTCTGTAAAGCGTTTCCGCTCTTTCTTTATATCCTCTGGTTTCAGCATATTTGCCACCTTTGCCAGAAAACGGATATTTGCAGAATTTTTTACAGCGTTTATAATTCCCTCATTCTGCGTATGTATCAGCTGCATAGTTGGTGCAAGCGTGCTGTTGTCCTCTCCGAAAAGGTCGTCTTTATATTCAAAGTCTGTCATAATGCCTACACGCTCAAACTCAATAGCTCCATAGCTGCCATTTGCAAACAGATACCGTAAATATAACTGCCCCTCACTCTCTACCACCTCGCAGCGTTCAGCCCGCAGCGGATACCAGCCACACAAGCGCCCGTATTCATCCTCGATAGGTATAATAAAAGCGGTGTGTTCCACCGCTACATACGTTGCCAGACGCTTTATAAATTTTGTTGTATCCATGAAGTAGTTGGGTTTATGCTGCAATGTCTTTTCCAGCGACTTAAGGGCGCTGCCCTCTATCTCCGGCTTTAGCTTGCTGCAATGTGTGGCAAAATTATTTATAGCCGTTCTGGTTAAATCCATTTCATACACGCCGCCGCTAAAGCTGGTAAACGTCGGGCTGTATCCGTTCAGCATTTTGAAATAATTACCTATGGCTTTTAATTCTTTGCCATGAAAAAGATAGTCTAAAAATTTCATGCCGTTTACACTCCTTTCTATGCGGCATTTTTAAGCAGCTCGCCGCACTCTTCCCAGTATTTCTGCCGCACGGTCATTGCATCTATGACAGATACAAAGCCGTCGATATGCGCCCGCTGCTCGATTTTTATAGGTCTGAATTTTCTTGTTTCCATGTTGTGCTTAAGCGCAACATTTAAGAAATGTGTCTTTAGTAAATTGTTGTCGGCAATCTTAAAATCGCCGTCTTTTATGATGCCCTCAAACTCCCGTATAACTGGTGTAAGGTTTTCGCCTTGGTAAACGTCGTCCATGTGAAAACCATAATTTGCCATATCGGTAATAAGGTACTGGGCGCTGTATCTGTCGTAGCCGATTTTTAAAGGTCGTATTCCGTAATCTTCCAGTAGCATAGTAAACCAGCCGTAAACGTCGTGGTAGTCTACATAATTCTCGCCGCTTAAGGTTATCAGCCCCTTTTTAACAAATATGTCATACGGCACGCCGTCCGTAGCCTGTAAGTATTCCAGCCTGCCCCGTGGCATAAAGAACTGCGTAAACGCATACAGTGTGCCGTCTTTCTGAATAACCACACTGGCTGCCGTTAAGTCCGTTGTCTGGCTTAAGTCAATACCGCCCACTGCGTAGCAGTCCCTAAAGTCCTCTAAGGTCTTTTCTACTCCGGCGTTCTCTACTGTCTGATATTCCAGCCATGCAATAGAGCTGTTCTGCTTGATATTGCAATACTTTGTAAGGAACTCTGCTTTTTTACTTAAGCTGCCCTCTGCTACGGCTATCTCGTCCATAAAGAAACTTTCTTTTACGGATACACCCATGTTAGGGTTAGCCTTTTTCAGTTCGTCTATGTCGTTCCACTTCTCCACATCATCAATCATGTAAAGGAATGGTAATAGCCTGCGCTCTTTGCTGTTTCCTTTCAAGAAACTTGTGCTACGTTTCATTAGTTCATCATAAATACTGTCGTTGATATATCCGGCAGTGCTTATGCTCAATATCATAGGTTGAGTACGTGCGCCTAAAGCGGATTTCATAACCTCATACTGCTTTAGTCCAGCGTCCCCGCTCCATGCTGCCATTTCATCACATACCACAAGCTGCGGGTTAAATCCGTCTGACTTCTTGGCATTAAAAGCAATCGGTTTTATTACCGTGTTGCTCTCCGCAATATAAATATCGCTGCGCCGTTTCTTTGCCAGCTCCGCTAACTCGTCCTCTGCCTGTACCATTTGATAAAATCCGTCATACACCAGCGCTGCTTGGTCTAATTTTGGAGCTAAGCAGTATATTTCTTGTCCGTACTCCGGCTCTAAGTACGCCATGTATGCAATAATCGCAGATGCAAATAAACTTTTTCCATTTTTTCTGCCAATTACAATAAAAATTTCACGGAAAATACGTATTTTTTCTGCGTCCTGTATGCCAAAAATAACAGAAACTATGGCTTTCTGCCATAGCTCCAACTTGATTAAATCATTACGCCCCTTGCTGTGGTGGCAAAAGTTCTCTATGAACCGTATAGCCTTATTCGCAGCCTTTGCATTAAAAAAATACTCCTGCTTTTGCAGCCCGTTTATAATGATTTCGTATATTTTCTTTATCCATTTTCCCGCTATGATTTCGCCGCTTGTAATCTTTGCGTGGTACTCATAGATATAATTTCGATAAGGCGGCAATATTGCTTACTCTTCCCGCAAAGCCGCCAGCCTGCTTGTCTTTCGTTTCGCAGCTGGTACTAATTCCGTAAGCTGCTTAATCACTGCTGCATAGTTCTTACTAAGCGCTATGTAGGTTTCTGCCTCTGGGCTTTTCTTTGTTCCCCACTGGTTCTGCCCGTTCTGGTACTCACTCGTCCAGCCGTCTTTTTCAAGTTTCGCCTGCAAGTCGTCCAGCTCAATGCTCATAAATGCAGCCTTTTCTATCAGCGGCGTTACTAATTTTCTTTTGTTTTCGTCTAAGTCCTTGAAAATTCCCTTAAGTCTGGTCTTTTCGGTCTTTATCCTCTGTTCTTTGGTTTTCTCTTTCTTTGTTGCCATTCCTTTACCCCGCTTTCCATTCCTGCGCCGCACCACACCCCCTACACCACCCGTGCGCACGCCCGTAGGGTAATTTTAGGGTATCCCCCTCGGTATCTGTCCCCCTTTAATTTCTTTTCTGCATAGGGGGGATTATACCGCCGTCTGCATCAAATCTATAACGCAGCCTCGGCGCGCTTTTATGATGCTCCTTGTTGTGGCAGTCTTGGCATAACGCCTCTAAGTTATCCCAGTTAAGCGTTATGTCTGTGTCATTGATATTGTCACGGTTAAGCCAGCGCTTATGATGTACTATCTTTGCAGGCTCTCCGCATCTCTCACAAATAAAGTCTTGTGACATTAAGTAAGCAGCTCTTGTATTCTCCCACGCTGCTGATAAATAAAAACTCTTAGCCCATTCTTTCACGCTGTCCCCTCTCTTTCTTTTAGTATCCCAGCGCCCTAAGTTTCATGCGCTGGGTGGAGGCTAAAGAATGAAAACAAAAAAGAGTAGGTTACTGCTGCCGCCTCTGCGGTTAAGCTCTCGCCTACTCTTTCCATGCTACCATTATATCTCTTTTGTTTTTCCATGTAAATTTCATGTTTTTTTCATTCTTTTGTCATACTTCCTTTTCCCTGCTATCTTATCTTGTCCTCGTCCATTCCCCACAATAATACCGACAACTCGTTTATGATAGCTGTTATCCAGCGTCTTGGTGTGCTGTTTCCCGTGTCCAGTTCCTCTGCAATCTTTGCATAGTCCATGCCCTGCATAAAGTACATTTCAAACGCCTTATACTCTACCTCTCTATCTGCCGCCTTTCTCCTGCGTTCTATCTCTTCTACCGCCTTGTCGATATGTGCCGTCATAATCAGAGTTTTAAAGCGGCTGCGTCTGATGCTCTCTAAGTATGTACGCTGCTGCTCGTCTGTCATTCCTGCAAGTTCCAGCTGCTCCCCGTCGCTTATTGCGTTCTCAATGTGAAAAGCTGCGTCCCGATAACATTTCATCAGCATAAAGGTGTTATGATACTTATTCTGCTTTCTGTCTTTCTCTTCCTGCTTTTTGTATTCCGCTACTG